TGATGTTGATAAAGTATTTTCAAAAATACAAGTTGCCGTTGATGGAATGTTAGAATTGTATAAATCTGGCATTAGACCTGAGATTATCTTTACAGATAATCTAAAGGATGAGCGGCGACCCTTGGCAAAATTAGCCATTGGTTCAACTCGCGTCTTTAATGGTTGTCCATTTTTGTATTTGATTTTATTTAAAATGTATTTTGGTGCTTTCTCTCGCTCTTTTATGGATGATCGCATCTCAAATTATAGTGTTGTTGGTGTTAATCCTTACTCATCGGAATGGGATATTTTAACTCGTAAACTTATACAACGCACTGATAGTATTAAGACTATTGAAAATTTTAAATCTTTTCATAGTGTTAAGGTCGGTGCTGGGGATTATAAGCGATTTGACGCTTCTGAAATACCCCAATTGCACTATCTTATTTTAGATTTAGTCAATGAGTGGTATGATGATGAAAATTCATCTATACGATCACTTTTGTGGTTGGAGTTGGTGAATTCAAGACATTTAAATGAGGATCATCTGTATGAATGGTGTAGTAGTCTACCAAGTGGGCATCCTTTTACTATAGTGGCTAATAGTTATTATAATATTGCCGCTTTTATAGCTAGTTTTAATTATTTACGAGACAAATCAGGTTATACCGGATCTTTTCGTGATCATGTATTCTTACAAGTATGTGGTGATGATAATATTTTTACTGTAACGCCATATGCCCAGCAATTTTTCCATGAAGGTGCTTTACCTGAAGCTATGGCTCGTTTCGGTCTGATTTATACTCGAGAGGATAAGCTCGAGAGTACTTCAAATTTTCGGGATTTATCCGAGGTTGAATTCCTCAAGCGTGGCTTTCGTTATGATGATTACCAAGGTAGGTTTTTAGCCCCTTTACGTTTGAGTGTAATTTTGGAAATTCCCTGTTGGACTCGTGCTGGAGGAAAACACTCTACTATAGCAGTCTCAAATGCTTGGGAGGCTGTTAAGGAATTATCGTTACATTCTGAGGATGTTTTTATTAAATATTCAAGCATTATTTGTAATCTTGTTGCTAAGCATTATCCCGATTATTTATTTCCTCAAATTGGAACGCTCGATTACCGTGTGGTGCAAGAATCTGTCATTTCTAGTGACTACAAATTTTGTTAAGTAGCACCGACCGCGATGTCGTAAAACTATTTCTCTTTAAAACCCAGCGATGTGATCTTGAACATTTAGAAATCCATATAATTATAATGTTTATTGCTATTGCAGGGAATGAGGTTGCCTATTTAGGCTATATCCAAAGATACCTCGCGAGCAGCCCTCGCAAAATCTCAAGGGAATATGGTACGAACCTTGGTTTTAAGTCTTACCTTGGTTTTAAATTCGGACTTGCTTCAAACTCAAATTCAGGCCTCCTGCCCGCTGATGCAGGAACCAATAACTTCGCACCCTCTAATGTTGAGGGAGATGCGGCTGCCAATGGTACGGCAACCACTATGTTTGTCGACGATAGTAATATCGTCCAAGCTAGCGTAAACGCACCCATCTCTATAGAGTCTCTCTTTTATAAGAGCTCTATTACGTCTTCCGAGGAAGACGTTAAATCCTTCTTGGCGAAGCCACGTATTCTTACTTCTGGTTTTCTCAACTCTACTGATGTTTTCTCGACTTTTCCATCTTTTCTTATGCCTTCTACAGCTATTACTTTGCCAATTGTAGTTAATAAGCTTTCAGGATATTTTGGTTTTAGAGCCACTATTGTGGCTACTATTCAGATTAATGCTAATCGTTTTCAGCAAGGTAGGTATATGCTTACTTTTACGTCAACAGCTGGTTCCGATCCTGGATCGTCTGCGGGCTTGGCGTGGACAACCGCTCATACGAATACTTTAGTACAACGCACTCAGTTACCCCGCGTTGAGCTGGATTTATGTTGTGATACTGTGGCTATCCTCAAAATTCCTTGGGTATCGGTATACAATTTTTATCCGCTTACTAATTTGACGAGTGGCCAGACTCCAAATATTGGTACTTTGAGACTTTTTCCCTACTCACCGTTGGTTGCTCCTACTGGATCAACCAATGCAGCATATACTATATGGACTCATTTTGAAGATATTGAGTTAATTGGTCCTGCTAATCCTCAGATGAATTCTGAGAGAGAAGCTAAATCACAAGGAGTTGGTCCCATAACCTCAGCTCTTGTTAAAACATCTAAAGCCATCAATATTTGGAATGATGTTCCTCTTTTGTCAGCATATACAAGACCGGCCGCTTGGTTTTTGGATCTTGCATCCAAATCAGCGGCTGTTTTTGGCTGGTCAAAACCTACCAATCAGTCTCCTATGACCAGAATGAATCGTGTACCAGCTTTGCATTCCGGAAATACGGACACTGCTGATACAGCTTTACCAGCATCTTTGACAGTACAGAACGCTGTTATTCCTTTATCTGGATTTTCAGGGTCCGATATTGATGAGATGGATTTTGCTAATTTTGCTACCATTCCTGCTTGGTTTGCCACAACGTCCTGGAATACGGCCACAGTTAGCGGTGGACCATTGCTAACTAAATTTGTTAATCCTTTTGATAATGTATTGACAACTACTGGTACAGGAGGAAAAGTGTTTACTCACTATATTCCTGTGCAATTTGTGGCGTCATTATTCAATTTCTGGAGAGGTGGATTGACTTTTACCTTTAAGTTTGTCAAAACTGAATTTCATTCAGGTAGATTGGTTATTGCTTTCTTTCCTCAAACACCAGGACAAACCACAGGTTCTAATAACTTGGTTCAATCTGATTATGTTCATCGTGAGATTGTTGATATTCGTGAGAAGAATGTCATCACTCTCACTGTTCCTTATATTGCCTGGACGCCTTATACTCCTGTAACTTCAGGTATACAAGGCTCGATAGGCACAATTGGTATTTTTGTGCTTGATCCTCTTGTAGCTCCTTCTTCTGTAAGCTCTAATGTCACAATCTTGTGTGAAATGTCAGCTGCCAGTGATTTTGAAGTATCTTATCCTTCGGGAACTAATACTTTAATTCCCGTTATGAATGCTACTCCTCAGAGTGGGTCATCTCAGCCTGAAGAATGTACTCTAGTAAATAAGTATATTGGCACGAGTTCACCTACTTTTGATGGGTACTCTAATTCTGGCGCTTGTGTTGGAGAAAGAGTTTCATCATTTCGTACTCTTCTTAAATCTGCAAATTGGATGTCTACCACTGCAGCTATCGCATCTACTACATCTCTTATATATGTGCCTTTTTCTATTGGTGTTTATAACAATTCAGCGACACTTCCAAATCCTGATCTATCTGGTGATCTTTATGCTGCTTTGGCCTCGTGTTTTGGATTGACGCGAGGAGGTGTTCGTGTTCGCTACGCCTTAGAGACATCAGCTACAACGTCGTCTAAGCCTGATTATTCACTAATTAGTAATTATCCCGCTACGGTTTTTACTCAGATGACGTTAAATCCCATTGGTGTTAACTTGCCGCCAATAAATACTCCCAGTTCGAATATCGTTCTCACAGATTATTTGACAAATAAGGCTATTGAGATAGCCGTACCTCAATATGATTATCATCATTCTAGAGCTTCATGTGATCAAATGGTAAACAATTCTTTTCCACTACCCATTGGTGGTTTTGGTCAAGCTAGCTCTCCTGTATCTTTGCAGACCACCTTTAGTGTATCTGCTACAAAGATTAGGATCGCTCGTTCTGGTGCGGATGATTTAAATTTTGGTCAATTTATCTCAATTCCCCCTTTTACAGGTGTGGTTGCTCTTAACTGAGTTCACACCTTTGAGTTTTATCAACTCATTTATGACAAAATGATACGTCCAATACGCTAGGATTCTTTCCGGTTTGTTCCTAGTTATTGTGCCTCACCTCCGGTTTATGGTGAGTCGCGAGCCAGCTGACGTTACCCTGCTGCGCCAATTTATGATTAGAATTTCTATGATGTTCTTGTTTATTCCTGTTTTGATTACAGACTTCCACTTGGAGGCATTATTGGCGCAGGAATTATACAAACTTGAACTAGAAACTGCCCG